CTTGATATATACTGAAAAATAAATATAAATAAACGTAACGTATTCCTAAGCCTAGAATGAAAAGGTGAGGCTTTCAAAGCACCTTATTTCCAATTAACAACGAACGCTAATTTAACTTTAATTAAAAGGAGATTTTAGTGGGTAAAGCTGTGAAAAAAAGCAGTGAAGAAGCATTAGACCAGGCGTTAGAAAAGCTTGTATTGATTAGTCCTAATAAGAAAACTTATGATGAACTAACAAGTCTTATGTTTCAGTTGTATTGTGGAAATGACTATGGTTTAGGTAATTTTAGTCTTTCATTTCTTGATAAAATCGAGAAATGTTGGCAATCAGGAAGAAAGCGTTTAGCTCAGGATAAAGGTTTAAAACTGGTTGTTAAAAATGCGTAGCCACGGTGTATATCCACATCCATATCTTTTCCCACACCGTGGTTATGCAGATGAATTTTGATTCTCTTAGCGATATACGTAAGACTACCATTGATTTTTGTGCAAGTTTAGATGGTCCGGCTAAAACCGAGTTAATTGAGGGTATATTCGAGGATTATGAAACTACTGTGAGTATGCAGTCTCCTAGACATATTAGGGGGCACTATCGTGAGTTACTCACCACGCTTGTTAAAAACTTTGGGCATTAGTATCTCAGCTAAATTGGTTAATCCACAACGAACACCGGAACAGCGGTTATTCCAGGCTATTATTGTCCAAGCTTTTGAGGATGCTTTAACCACCAGTGGTAGTAAGTTAGATGTTTACCAGAAAATAGATGCTCATGATTGGTTCGTTGGCCGTGATGAAGAATTCGAACAGGTGTGTTGGTTAGCCGGTTTCGATCCAGATATTATAACAGATAATTACAAAAGGTTACGGGACACCGGACAAGTGACATTTAGCAACATACAACAGAACTGGGCGAGATATAGAAAATTATATAAAGATTATAGAGCAGCTAAAGATAGTGAAGAACGAAGTTTAATAATGAAAGAAATCAGAAAAATTAACTTTAGTGCTTAGTCAAGGTGGCCTTACAAATTTTACCCCTGGGGGAAAATATTCGTTAGAGAGCAGTGATGATCTTCCCCCAAAAGGTAAATATAAACCACAACAGATATAGGAAACTATATATGTCATTTAAGTCAGTATAACGGAATCCAGGAGATTATTCAATAAAAAGAAATTCTACTATATAGATTATCTAGACCCCTGAGCAATAAAAAGTACCCCAGGGGGTCAAACAGGTGTCCCTGCTGTCCCTCAACGACTATTAATCAATAATACCAACACTTTTAATCAATTTTAGTGGTGTCCCTGTGGTGTCCCTGTGGTGTCCCTAGGGACACCTACTCTTGCGGGAACGCAATCAAAGAAATTTCAGGTTGTAGTCAGGGGTTAAAATAATCTATATAATGAAAAATAACAGATTGGAGAAAAAATGAGTTTTTTAATATGGCACTTATTAGCTATTATATCTGTAATGGCTGGTAGTTTTTTAATAGGTTTTAGTGTAGGTAAAAAACACAGGAAGGATGATTATGTTTAAAGATAAATTAAAAAATTGGAAAGAGTGGGTGTTTACTTCATCTCTTTACCATAGAGAATATATTATAGGATTTGTAGTTGGTGTGATTATTGGTGGAGTATTGTTTTAATGGGTTTAAAAAAGAAAGAGCTTAGAACTATTGATGACTTAACTCCTAAACAAAAAATGTTTGTGGAAGTTTATGTTAAGGATTGGGGAAATATAACCCAGGCGGAAGCTCTTAAGCGTGCCGGTTACACTTGTAAAAATGAAAATGATTATGGAGTAATAGCATCCAGACTATTATCAAGAAAACATAATCCTCACGTTGCCAAATATTTTGACATGCGATTTGGTAAAGAATTAAAAATGTATGAAGGTGATAATCTTAGAAGATTTAAAAGATTAGAAAGATTAGCTAACAAAGCGGAAGGTAAAGATCAGTATGCTGCTGCTATTAATGCTGAGTATAGATCTGGTCAATTAGCTGGTGCTTATGTTGATAAAAGAGAAGTTAAAGTAACTGGTCTGGAGGGCATGTCGCGTGAAGAACTTGAAAATAAATTACAAGAGCTATCACAGAAGATCGATGGGTATAACGCAAAAACCATCGAAGTCGAATCTAAAGAAGGCTAGTTGGTCAGAGTTTATAAAGTTATTTAATGCCAAACATAATAGGGAATTAAATACATCAGTTGGGGTAGTAAATGTTAAAACGAAGAATTACGGTAAATAAAAAAGCTAAAGATTGGCAAAAGAGATATCCTTTGGTGTCTGTTACCTGGCATGATATTTGCAGTGATTCTAGTTGGCAAAGTTTAGATAGTGTACTAAAGAGTAAACTCCCGGTGTGCGTAACTAAAGGTCACTTACTTACTCAAGCAAAAGGTATTACAAGAATTTTTGGAGATATGTCTAACAATGAGAAGGGTGAGCTAGAAGAAGTAGGTAATACTACATTAATCCCAAACTCAGTAATAACAGGAATTAAAAAATTAAAATGAAACAAATATTTATATTTGTATTTGGATTTTTAGGGCTAATGACACTATTGTCTTTGTATATGTTGGTAACATTATGAAACGGTCAGTCAAGTTTAATGAGATTACTTGGCAAAATATAGATGCTATTAGTAGAGAAATTATGAAGACATATAAAATGAAATATAAATTGAAAGATAAAGTTATCACCATTAAGAATTACGAAAGATATTGGGATGAATCAACACCAAAAGGTCATCAGATTAGAATTGCTAAAACAGATGGTTCTAAATTAATAATTAATCTAGAGTGGCCTAAAGGTCATAATCCTCGTAAAAAACCCACAAATAGATTAGAACAAATGGAATCGCTGGAGTACGACCCGGTGGCTGGTTGCTAATGCCACATCCTTACGCTGAAAGCAGAAAGAGAGCTCGTAAGCGTTGGAGACAAAGCCCAAAAGGAAAAGCTTGGGATTTAGCGTACGGCAGGAGACCTTATGTTAAGAAGAAAAAGCACGAATATTATATTAGAAAGTTAATTGAAGCGGCAGCTAAAGAAAATAAACTGACTTAGAAATGTCTGATCAAAATAGAGAAAGTTTGTTGTGGAAAAAAGTAAAAGCTGGACTGACTAAATGCTTTTTAACCCGCGTAGAATCTAGCACAATTAATGGAATCCCTGATATTCATGGGGTTAGTTCTAATAAAGTTTTTTGGATAGAATTAAAATCAGATAAGCTCAGTTATCCGGCACTAAATAAGTGGCAAGTTGTGTGGATTAATAAATATATTAAAGCTGGTGGGGTTGTATTTATCTTCAAAGAGACCCTCTCTTTGCGTTCCCTTAAACTCTACAGACCGGTATCCGTTTTCACTGATCCTCGCGAACTGAAACCTCGGTTTGAGTTCTCGTTTCCTGTTAATTGGGCACAGGTTCAGGAGCACCTGTTACGGGACACGGCCCCAGAGCAGCTGGTCAGATCTCGTTCTCGTTCTCGTTTAAAACTTCGTTCTCGTTCCTTAAAGGCCGAGCCGATGGATCCCGCTCCTGACCAGACAGGAAGGCAGCGTAAAGCTGGATAGCTCGTCTGGTGTCGGTGGTAGCGTGTTTTTTACCCTCTTTGTTAGTTGCACGCTGCCACCGGAACCAGATGGTCATTGCTCGTAAAATAAAGCTTGACTTATATCCCATCGCATCTTATATAGAGCTAGATCCATCGGCAACCGGAATTGGTATTACTGTCAATGGATCTTGGGGATTAGCGAGGCCTATTGAGACACAGGGACCCTGAGACGGCTCAATACTGGTGTGTCGCCGAAACGGTTTCGCTGGTCCTTATAATCTCGTTTGGAGGAAGCATGATGAACATTCTTGGTATCTTAATACTACTCTGGCTGCTGCTGCCTGAGCTCGTTACCTTTGTCTTGATTTTCCTAATCCTTTCGGTAAGCGCCCTCCTGTAACCGGGGACGATCTCGTGCTCGTTCTGACCACATAATCTCGTACCGCTGTCGTCGTTAAAGCTACCCGCTCCTGACCAGAGGTGAGCTATGGGAGCTACCACCCTTCAGGAAGAAAGAGTGAAATGCCGTTTGATAACACAGATAAGTAAGGGAACGGTTATGTATATACCCTCTGGAGCTGACCAGCCGTTCAGGAACAGGATTGGATGAATTAGTGCTTGACGTATGTCCCATCATATCTTATATAGAAGAGGCCTACGTAAATTTCTCTACAGGCTCTTTGCGTAGGCACTGAATTCAATGAGCTATTGGTTTGATCCCGATGTCATCGTTGGATTTGGATGATCCCTGATCCGGTGCCCAGAGATTAAGAGGAATTCCCGCCGGATCTTGGATCAGAATGACTTAAAAATAAAAACAAGAGAAAGGAAACATGATCAATAAAAAACTAGTAGCGCAGCCGAAGAAACAAAAACTCGTTAAATTAATCAAGAAACTAAACAAGGAGAATGCACCACCTGGTGGCTGGATCTCGAAGGACCGTGTCGGGGATAAGCCGGAGGCAGGCAAGACTTATGCCCTCACCGGCGGCACCGGGTCTCGCTGCATTGCGAATGGTAACAGCTGGAAGGAAAGTGAAGTCGAAGACACGTCAGGCGCAGAGGATCTAGATGGAAGGAGTCGTAGCGTATGCATTTCGTCGGTTTAATACTCGTTATTTGGCTGCTATTCCCTAGAGTAACAGTCTTGACCACGGCAGCACTGGCTCTCGTTTTAGCGTCGTTGTCGTAAGGCTTTACAACTCTTTCTGGGATTCCACGCGTGGAAGGCATCTGGTCAGCTTCAGTTCAGGAGTGTGGTGGTTTCCCTAGCTAATCTACGAGCTGATGAATTAACCCAAAATGGGCAGTAAAAGATTTGCATTAGGTCGTGGGATTTGATAAGACTACGCAGTTAAACTTAAAAAAGGAGAAGTTATGGGACTAGATATGTACGCCTTTCGGCACAAGGGTGAAAGAATAAAACCTGCAGAAGATAGGGACGCATTGAAAGGCACGGAAAGAGAGCCACACGAGTTTGCGTATTGGCGTAAGCACAACCGATTGCAAGGGTTTATGGAAAACCTTTACAACAAAAGGCATGACGGACAAGAATTAGAGTGGAATAGCTTTAATTGTGTTCCGTTGTATCTCGAGAAAGATGACCTGGACAAACTTGAAGATGCCATTAACGATAGAAAGCTACCTGCAACGGAAGGGTTTTTTTATGGTTCGGACAGTTATACTTGGGAAGGAGAGCAGGACGATATAAAAGCTACCGATTTAAAATTTGTATCTGACGCAAAGAAATATTTGTTACAAGGATATAAAGTATTTTACGAGTGTTGGTGGTAATGATGAAAAAGAAAAACAAAACACAACTATTGAAAGGTAGGGCGACAGATACCGTCGCCCGTACACCACAAAAAGCACAAGCATTAAAACAACAAGAAAAAGCCATGCAGGACATTAAGAGTGTCGTTAGTAAGTTAGAGGAGTTCTTCGGTAGTGAATTAACTACGGTTGCTGATGGGAATATTAAACTCACCAAAGTTATTGATGATGACAATTTTAAATGTGTGAAAATTGAAGAAGTACCCAAAATGGGCGATACCCAATTTGGGCAGTTTGATAAAAAAAAGTTAAATTAAGTATTGAATAAGATTTAATAAGATATATATTAAAATAGTCATAACTAACAAAAGGAGTAAAAAATGGCAAATGCGATAAAGAAGCTAAAGCAAGAAGAAAAAAAAGTTATACTTGCTTATGCACAATTAAAGCTTAAAGCAAATAGACTATCTAAAGAGTTAGACACAATGAAACAAAACGTTGTTGATTGCTTTGAGAGAACAAACCAAAACTTAATCATTGTTCAAAATGAACAAGGTAATAGTTTTGGAGTACAGAAGATAAATCGTAAGAGGAAGAAATTTGAAACAGCAAATTTCAAAATTGCTCATAATGATTTATTTAATAAATTCACTACTGAAATTGAATATAGTGAATACAAAGCAATAGGAGATAACAATGACAAATAGTTTAATCAATATTGCACAAACATTAACCGAGAGAGTAGGCGAGAATAAGCCTACTCCTGCTTCTGATATGCACATTAATATTAATGGGAAGAAGCAACTGAACTATGAAATAATGTTTCAGTTATTAATGGGCGAAGTAGAGAAGCATATCATTGAAAACAATGGTAACCCTGTGGTTGACGAGTTTAAACAAAACATATTAGACAAGTTTTCCT